TGGGTGAAAGCAAAGGGCCGAAGCCCCTTGCGTTAAATCAGTTTATATTAGATAGCTACCTTCCCAACTTGATCAGGAAATGCAATTTGTGTTCCCATCGTGAACTCCATTGCAACACGGAATTTTCTGTCGTCTTGCGAATACCAAGATTCCAAACGTGTAGAATCAGCTTCTAAGTCCATACCTAAGTAAGCGTTCTTCATAGACATACCGTAAGCCGCGTTGAATGTTTCAAGTCCACCAACACCAACAATTTCAATATTTGTGCCCGGAAAGATAAGTCTTAGCGGGTCAAAATCTGAACTGTAGTTGTTCAATTGGCCACCTACAGAAGAAAGGCCTTCGCCGTTCATTAGGGCCGCCGCAAGGACACGGAATTTATCTGTTCCTAGGAAGATTTTAAAATCATCCTGCATAACAGCCGCCGAAGGTGTGTTAACGTAGATTCTTTCAATCACTTCTAGGATATTAGCAACGCTAACAGAGCCCGTCAACTGCGCGCCAAAGTTAGGGTCAGTTCCCGAAGGGTTACAATCTGTGAAAGAAGCGGTTGGAATTAGCAAACCGTCAAATCTTCTTAGGTTTCCAACACCTGTTGTCGCGTTACCGCCCCAAATTACTTTTTCAATTTCGTCCTGTACCTTAGCAACAAGGTAGTTCGCGAACTGCTCTTCAAAAGGAATAGCCTCTTGGTGTGTGCCTGCAGGTAGCTGTGTTCTTAGGTAATACCCGTTCAATTCTTTAGGGCAAAACTCCATTTGAATTTTTACCTGCTTTGCGTCAATTTCGCGTTGCGTGTAGGTAATGTCGCCGTCCTCGTTCCAAGCGCAACCGCTTCCGTCTTGCATAACGACGTCAACGTCCATTAGGTTAATCTTAGTCGGGCCCTTAACGCCTAGCTGTGGCGTCATCATAGAAGCCGTACGGCCGCCGATTAAACTTTTTGTGATTAGTGGAAACGCCTGTTCTTCAATATAGGCTGAAAGGTTTCCCGATAGGTTATTAAATCCCATTTTTTAGTTTTTTATAGTGTTTTACTTATTGGCTTTCATAACGGCGCTAATCTTAGCGGCCATGTCTACATAGTCCGTTCCTTTATTAAACGGGTTGTGTACGCTTTTGGTTGGCGCTTCTTTTGGTGTTGCGGCCATACGCTCAATGATGTCTGTAACAAGGCTAACGGCTTCGGTTACTTCTTCAACGTTTTTTTGGCTTGCAAAACCTGCAGCGTCTATTTCAGATTTTACAATGTTTGAAACTGCGCTTAGAATATCTTCTTTAAATGCGTCGGCGTCAAACTTTGGTTCAGCTGAATATTCTTCGTCTTCCTTGTCTTTACCTGCTTCTTCTTCTACTTCTTCTTCGGCTTCTTCTTCTACTTCGGCTTCCATTACTTCTACAATAACACCGCCTTCGGTTCTAACTACTTCGCCGCTTTCTAATTCGTGTTCGCCGTCGGGTGCTTCCAACAGGCTACCGTCTTCTGAAATTACCTGCACGGTTGCACCAACTTCTAAGGCAGGTTCAACGCGGACAATTGTGCCGTCAACTAATTTAGCGTCAGCAAAATTTTCTTTTGTGTCTTCTGTTGTTTCGGTTGCTTCGGTAGCCGCTTCAACAGTTTCGTCAGCAAACAACAATTTTTTAATCTCAGGCAATTTAGACCCGACCAATTCTGTAATATTCATTTTGTAGGTGCTTTCTTGTAAATAGAAAAAAAATAATACTGTGCCATTTAACCATTCATAGACGAAACAACCGCCTCAATAATTTCCTTGTCTATTGCCATTTGTCGGTCTTCCGAAAACAGGCCTTCCACGGAAAAACCTTTAAAGTCGCCGTCCTTTATTTGTTGCCACACTTCGTCGTTTTCCACCCTAAAAGAACCAAACCAAGAACCGATAGGAAGTTGCTCGTAGCCTTTGGGTGTTGGCTTGGTTTCGTCAATAATAAAAGATTCAAACATAAATACACCGTCAACGAATGTTTCGTGCATTTCGTTAACCGAGTTTGTACGCCCTTCCTTCATGTACTTGTATACAATCTTGCGAATGGTTTCGGCGTTAAAAACAACGTAATATTCGTATCCCTCAGAATCGCGCCTGTAGATAGGGAAATCGGCTACCATTAGCGGGCCCGATACGATACGTTTTTCTTCGCTTGTTATTGCAAAGGTGTACGGCTTTGGTTTTTTATTAAAGGCCATCCAATTGCGTTCTATTGCAGGTTGGTCAACAAGTGCAATAGAATCAACGCCCGATTCTTCTGTGTCTTCTATAGTTAGGTATATAACAGGTAGCTTTTCCATTTTATTATCCTCCGAATGTTGCTTGTGATTCAATTTGGTTTATGTTGTTTTGGTTGCCCGTAACTTCTGTTTCTACGACAAAAGCCTGTATCGGTGCAAGTTGCGCCTGTTGCGCGCCTGCTAGCTCCGTGGTGCTTGTTGATACCTGTGCAACGCTTGGCGCTTGCGCCGAAGCAATTGCGGCGTTTGCGTCTTTTGGGGCGGGTGCTGTTGCGCCGCCTATAGGTGCAGAATTTAAAGTTGTTACGGCCGAAGCAATGCCACCAATAACAGCCGCGACCCCTGTAGCTATTGCGACAAGGTTTGCAGGGTAAGGCACGCTTTGCGCCTGTGCTATTGCGCCCGAAACTGCCTTAGCCGTGTCAATTGCTATTTGTGCAACGGCTATCGCTTTCTGCAATACAACGGCTTCTTTAGATTGTTCGCCGCTTGCCGCAACTAAATCGCCAATCGCACCCAACACGCCCGAAGCCGCATCAAATTTTGACTGTTGTATTTTGGCTTCTTCGTCGGCTGTTTTTTTGGCGGCGTCTAGTTCTTGTTGGTTGTACTTGTCTCGTATCCCCTGTACTGTTAAACCGCTTTCATCTTCTAAGGCCTTGCGTAGTTCTTTTTCTTTTTCTGAATCGCCCTGTATACGCGCAAGTTTCCGTTCTAGCTTTAATTCTTCGGCCGCTATTTCGCGTTCTTCTTCGTCTTGTATTAACGCAATTTTTGCGTCGGCTAGTTGTTTAAGTATTTCTAACTCGTGCTTTGCCGCTTCATCACGCTTTTTGTTTAGTTCGTCAATACGTGCTTTTTCTTCGGCGGCTATTTGGTTGTTAACGGTGTTCAACTCCCGTTGCATCATACGCTGTGCGTTCTGACGCGCTGTTTGTTGCCTAAATACTTTCGCCCTTAATTCTGCTTCTTTGTCTAGGTTTTCTTTATTGCTACGCGCAAAACTGTTTTCTAAAATTTGGGCGTCGCGCCTTAGTTCTAAAACTTTTGTTTCTTGTACGAGTAACCCTTCCTGTAACTGTGTGGCCTCTGTTATTGCGGCCTTACGTTCTTCTGCACTAAATTTATCTTCTTGCCTTGCCTTTAAACGTAGTTCAGCAATACGTGCCTCCTGTTGTGCGCGTTTAACTAACAGTTCGCGTTCTAATTTATCGGCCCTTGCGCGCATATCGGCCATTCGGGCGGCGGCTTCGCCTTCTTCTATATTAACCTCAATAAACTCTTTTGTCGCTTCTATTGCGGCTTTGGTTTTTTCGGTAATGTTTTCAACGCCTAATCCTACCTTCGCGGTCGCATCAATTGCAACCTTGCCCGCTTCTGCAAATTGCCCTTCAAATAACAGTTCAACCGCTTTGCCTAGCTGTGGTATTAACTCAAAAAGCCCTTCAAGCCTGTTAGATAGGTTTTCTTTAATTAGGTTTCCAAATGTTTTTAGCGATTCAACAGGGTTTTCAACTGCGTGTATTATTTTTTCGCCTAAGTCTGCAAACAGGTCGCGCACGTTGCCCGTAATAGCGCCTAGAACGGCCATTAGTTTGTTGAACTTGTTTTGGCCTTCTTCTGAATCTTTGAACGCCGCCGCAACAGCGCCCAAAGCCACTAAGAAAGCGCCTAACCCTGTGGCTAATAACGCAACCTTTAAAGACTTTAGGGCAAGAATTGAAGATGTTACGGACGCCTTGAAACCATTCATAGCGGTTGCCGCCGCGCCTATAGGGCCGCCAACGGTGCTCAACGAAGCGCCCGCCGCCGTAAAACCCGCCGAAACTTCTTTACCTGCCTTTTTGCCTTTTTCGCCTATGTCGCCAAGACGGCCCTCAACTTTTTTTAACCGCGCGTCTAAGTCGCCAATATTAACATCAACTTCTAACGCTATTTTGTTGTCGGCCATTAGGCAGGTATTAGTCTATAGTTAACGTAAACGGTTACGGTTGAATCGCCCGTTGTTGGGTTACTCGCAGAAACATCAACTTGAAGTGCTGCATTGTCTAACATTTGGGTGTTTAGCGTAGTTGGCGAAACGTGTTCGTTAAATATCATCTTGTTCGTTATTGTGCTACCTAAAGCATCCGAACGCAATATTGCTAAGTCTGCACCATCGTGTCGGAGTTGTAGAATAGTTCCCCCTAAGTATGCCGTTGTATTGTAGTCAAGTTTAACACTTGCAGAAACTACCTCAATAGCGTAACCGCTAACCGCTCCGACAATTGTTATCGGTGTGCTGTTTAGCGTTTTAACCTGTGCAGGTGTTAGCGTAACAGAAGCCGAACCGCCTATGCAAACAACGCCCGCGTCGCCCCTTGACCACAATACGTCGTCGGCTTGGTTGTAAAATAACTCGCCTTTGTAAATATCCGTCGCAACCCAACTTCCGTCGGTATGGTCGTTACTACTTGGCACGGTTGGCACGGTAGCCGTAACCGTTGACCGTTTTAGTTTGATTCGTGAGTTTTGTGTTGCCATTAGTTTTCTCCGCCTTCTATAGTATAAATAGATATTTCTGAAAATTGTGCCTGTACGATATCTTCGCCGCCTTCTATAGTAAACACGTTTGTTCCCGCGTTTAGTTCGCGCACGGTGTTTAAACCGCCTTCAATTACTTCTACGTTGCTTTCTTCTTTGCCGTTCACAAACGTTACATTGGATTCGGTTACAGTTACCCCGTTCGTGTTAATTAGTTGCACGTTGTGCAGGCCGCCCGCTACTTGGTTGTCGTTGCCGAGTATGGTAATGTTTTTAGAACCGCCGCCGACTTGGTTATTGTCGCCCTGTATCATAAATTTTGCGGCACTTTCGCCGACCCTGTTGTTTGCACCTTTTACAGTTCCCATAAAATCGGGGAACACGTTATTAGAACGCTTTTGCTGTTTTGTGTTTGGTGCTTTTACCTGTGTTAGAACGTCGCTAATATTTGCCGACTTGCCTAGTTGGTAACTGTTTTTGTTAAACGTAATAGGTTCTTTTATTTTAATCAACTCAACCCTTGTTAGCCCTTCTTTGAACGGGTTGTAATT